GTGGTTCAGGGCGTGCGCAACGGCGATGCCAAAGCTGTCGGTGCAGGCCTCACGACGGCGGGTGGTGCCTGGGCTGGAGCTTCTGCCGGTGCCGCTATCGGCACGCTGGTTTTTCCCGGTGTCGGCACGGCTGTCGGTGGTGCAATCGGCGGTTTGCTCGGCAGTGAGGCGGGCGCCTGGCTCGGTGACAAATTGTTCAGCTCAAGTGATCGCCTGCCTGCACCCGCTGCAGTGAGCAAAGAGCTCAACGCCGCGCGCACGGACAACGTGCAAGTCACGATTGCCCCGAGCATCCAGATCACTGGCGTCAACCCGGCCGATGCCCAGCAGGTCGTCAACCAAGTGATCCAGGCCCTGCAATTTCAATGCATGCCGATGGTCACCGACAGCCTGGGGATTCGGCGCAACGCGGCACTGGCCGATCCTTCAGGAGGTGATTGATGCGACAACAAATGGTACTCGGCGACTTTATTTTTGGCTTGTCCCGGGGGTTTGCCTATTCGTCGTTGATCCGCGCCAGCGACGGCGGCTGGAGTGACCTGGCGATCATTGCCAGCAAACCCCAGTCGCGGCAGAGCGGCCAAAAGCTGGAAAAACTCACGTTCAGCGGCACGGCCATGTACGCCATCGGTATGCAGCGGCTGGACGAATTACGTGCCCTGCAAAATGCGCGGGCGCCATTGCCGCTGGTTGATGGTATCGGCCGCAACTGGGGCTTGTGGCGGATCAATTCGGTGCTGGAAACCCAGAGCAATGTGATCGATGACGGCACTGCCATGGTCGTGGCCTGGACCCTTGAACTGGAGGAATTCGTCAATGCGTAGAGTGCGAAGTATTGCCGGTGATTCGGTCAACCTGCTGCTCTACCGCGAGTTGGGCCGTTGCGATGACGCAGCGGAAGAAACCCTATGGCGCTTGAACCCTGGGTTGGCCGAATACGGCCCGGTACTGCCGGCCGGCGTGTGGGTGATCGTGCCTGAACTGCCAGCGCGGCCGGCTGCTGTACGCCCCGTTCTGGCCTGGGATTAAGGAGGCTGCATGGCACAGGGATTCACACCGATCGTGGAGTTTTATGGCGCCAATGCGGCGCTGCTTAATCAACGCCTGATTCACTGGAGCCACACCGACGCAGCCGGCATCGAGACTGACCGGCTGGAACTGACCCTTAATATCGAAGGGCTGGAAGGTTTGCCGAGTTTGAGCGGCAAGATCGGCCTGCGCGTCGGCTATCAGGAATCGGGGCTGGTGGAAAAAGGCGAGTTTGTCGTCACCCAACGCACGCCCGTGCTGTTTCCCATGCGCCTAATGATCGTGGCCACGGCGGCGCCGTTCAGCGCAGCGGACACAAGCGGCTATCGCCAGCGTCGGTCCGCCAGTTATGGGCCTACCACCTTGGGCGCATTGTTTCGCCAACTGGTCAGTCGCCACGGTTTTTCACCGCGTGTGGCGCCTGCGCTGGAAGGGGTCGCGATTGCCCATATCGACCAGTCCAACGAAAGCGACATGGCATTCATTACCCGCCTTGCCCAGCGCTACGGCGCGATTACCAAACCGTTCAACGAGTTGTATGTGCTGGCCGAAGCCGGGAAGACCAAGTCGCTGTCCGGCCAGATGCTGCCGGAAGTGAAGTTGTCCGTGACCCAGGACAATCGTCCCGGCGCCCCGGCCTTCATCACCGCCAAGCTCGATGAGAAGTCCCGTTCGAAATACATGGGCAGCCGCGTCACCTGGTGGGACACAGCCGGTGGCAAGCAGCGTGTGGTGCAGGTCGGGATTGCGCCCTTCAAAACCTTGCGCCAACGCTGCCAGAACGAGGCCGAAGCCCGCGCCGTGGCCGAAAGCGAGCTGCGCCGGGTAGGGCGTGAAGGTCTGAAATTGCAGATCGACTGCCCGGGCAACCCGCTGCTGGCCGCCGAAGGCTTGTTGGTGCTGGATGAGACCTGGCCGTCATACATGCGGGGGCGATGGTCGATCAAACAGGTGGTGCATGTCGGCGACCCCGTAACGGGGTATCGCAGTTCGATTACGGCGTGTGGGTTATCGATATAGGCACTTTTCAAGAGTAAAACCCATCGTGATAACACTCCCCCAACTGCTTGACGTGATGCCGGGTGCCCGCCTTAGAGCGGGCTTTTTTTTAACGCCTTTAAATGCGGCGTTCTTTCGCTACGAGATAAACAATGCGAAGCGCATCGCCGCCTTCCTCGCCCAGGTCGGCCACGAATCCGGCCAACTGCGCTACGTGCGCGAACTGGGCAGCGACCAGTACCTGGGCAAATATGACACCGGTGCCTTGGCCGAGCGCCTGGGCAACACGCCCCACGCAGATGGCGACGGCCAGAAGTACCGGGGCAGGGGGCTGATCCAGATCACCGGGCGTCGTAACTACCTGGCCTGCAGCCAGGCGCTGTTTGGTGATGATCGCTTGCTGCGCGAGCCCGAGCTGCTGGAGCAACCGCAGTGGGCCTGTGAGTCGGCTGCGTGGTTCTGGCAGAGCAACGGTTTGAATGAACTCGCCGACAAGGACCAGTTCACCACCATCACCCGACGCATAAACGGCGGGCTCAACGGCCTGGAGGACCGTTTGCAATTGTGGGGGCGGGCAAAAGCGGCGTTATGTGTTTCCTAGCGGGTTGTCGTCTGATCGGCGTTTGTCTGCTGAAGGTGGTGGTGGTGGTGGTGGTGGTGGTGGTGTGACGGGGACAGGCTGGGTGATAAGGCGCGCGGTTCGCATGGTACTCGGCTGCCTAACGCCAGCCACCACCCCCGGCGGCGTGGTTCATGCAGCCCCGCGAGCCGGACTTGACCCGGCGCATGCTCAACGAATTATCGGCATCACCGACGACGGTGATAACGCCCTGATCGCCCTGCGTGCCTGCCAGGCTTATGTGCATGCCGTCGGGCGTTAGTTTCTTGATGCACTCTGTAACTTGCATGGCCGATGGGCTCCTGTAGGGTAGGCAAACCCCCGCCCATTCCTGGAGACGACC